AGTTTTGCATCGCTTGTAAGTTTACCGACCATTATTTTTTTCCTTTTCTGAGTTCAACACAATCTTTACACTGCCATCGTTTCTGGCTTCTCATCGATCTAAACTTGCCGCCCTGGAGTTGTTTGAACTTCGCACAATAGGCGCAGTACCTTTCCCCAGTGGCCTGGGCTACAGCCTCCCGCATTCGATTCATTTCGTCTCTAGCCTTAGTCATGAGTCCCTCATCTGTATCAATATCTCGTGAATTAACACTGCGTCTATCTGCAACAGCGAATAAAACAAAACGGCCACAGATATCACTGCGACCGCCTCCCCTAGTATTTTTCGTATCATGCCTGCATCTCCAGTCTGTTGATCAGGTTCCTAGTGCTGCTCAATGCCCAGGTCGTATTGCCCCTGAAAGTCTTGGCTCCCCTGGCCTGTAGGCCTTCGCCTAACTTCTTGAGCGTGTTGCAGCCATACTGCTTCAGGTCCTTGACGATAGGCCTCAAGTCCTCAGCCCAGTCATTGATGGCGCCCTGCGTAGCAGCACCGCCGAGTGCGGCTCCAACCTTTGGAGTTGGGCAGCCTAACTTTGCGCCCCTGGCTTTCTTGGCCGCGAGTGCGTTGGTCGTCCTCTCACTGATCAGGTCAGCCTCATACTCAGCAATGTTGGCCATGAGCTGGAGTACAAACTTTGTGGCTGCTGGGTTGTGCATCTGAGGAATGTCGCAGGCAATGACTGGAACACCCTGCTCTAGAAGCCTCGTAAGGAACGCTAGATTCCTCATAAGCCTATCGACCTTGGCAACGATAAGAGTCGCGCCAGTGGCTTTACAGTATTCGAGGGCGGCCTTTAGCTGCTTCCTTTTCCTATCGCTTCTCTTGCCACTCTCATATTCCACAAATTCTTCCAGGATTTCATACTGGCCGCCAGCGAGATGGTTCTCGATGATCTTCTGTTGAGCCTCGATACCAAGGCCACTTTTGCCCTGCCTCTGCGTACTCACCCTGAGATAGCTAACGTATTTCATTCCCCCCCCTATTAATTAACAGTTCCGTCGTATTGGACGAGGCTGTCGACTTCTTCAAATGCCTGCCTAACCTCATCCTTTTCGTCCTGCGGTAATTCGTCCCAGAGTTTGACGCATTCCTCAAACTTCTGGTCTGGAAACTTGACCATAAAGGCCAAGAACAAAACGGCGGTGTTGATCACTTTTGATTCCTTTTCCAAGCGATGATGGTTTTGCCGATAACCTTGGTTCTCCACTCATCATTGAACAAGAATGCATCCTGCCAATACTCAGCGCATTCATCGAAATAGTCGAACTGAAAAACCTTGTAAGTTTTGCCAGCCTTGATTTGTTCTTTAATAGTCATATTCCCATCCTTTCACGTTAATTATATATCAGATTCACACTAGGTTGTTTTTCTTGAGGCATTCGATCGTCTTGTAGCTTGCAGCCTTGGCGATGTTGGCCATGATCTTGTCCTGATTTTCTTTTGTGTCTGGGTCGTATGGCTTGCACTCCCAGGTCACATTCGTGATGACGTCATTCCAAGCAGTCCACTTGCAGACCTGCTTCTTTTGCATATCGCTGAGTTTGTCCCAGTCCAACGTTTCGAGACTCTTAGCGATTGCGGTGTCGTTCGCGCCTTTGGCGAACCCGACTCTGCAGACCTTGCCTTTGTCGCTAATGGCCAAGACCAAGACCGCGTCATAGGTACTTTTCTTTGGCTTGCACCATTTGCCAGTCTTGGGGTTCTTGGTCTGCTGGACAAATCTGTCTCCGACCTTGGTGGTCTCGATCCAGAACCTGGCCTCAGTCTTGAGGGTCCAGCCCCAGGGCCAGTTGTTGACAACGTATGCGCTATCGAAATCTTTTGCGGTGTAAATTAATTCAGCCATTGTTTTCTCCCGGTAAGTTATTGTTTATATGTTCCGTCTTCGTTATATGGGCATTGATCCCAGTCGCAAACCATGCCGTCCATGAAATACTTGAGATCGTCGAGAACTTCTTTTTGGGTCATTGGCTCCCCCCAGCCATTTGGCTCACACACCCATATCGTTTGAGCATAATGTGGGTTGTACCAGGGGAGCTTGAATGCGATATCGATCACGCCACAGTCATAGCTGTAATCCTCGATCATCTCCCATCTTTTTTTGCCTAATAGCTTTTTCATTTTTTCTGCTTGGTACATTTGACTCTCCTAAAAAATGGGGCCGAAGCCCCTGGTTACATGATGAGGTGTTGAATGTTTCTGTACTCTACGATCCCGCTGAGGCTATCGCCCTTGTTAGCTGCCTCAGGCCAGTAAGAGCTATCTCTGATCATGCCAACTTCCCAGCCTTCGATATAATCTGGAATCGCATTTTCCAAAGCCATGTAAACGTCATCAGTTTTGGCTAGTTCTGCCTTAAACTGCTCTGCCCATTTGTATTGGCTAAGTGCGTTGAGTGCTTTGAGAATTTGTGCTGCTGAGTCTGTTTTTCGTTCAATCATTGTTGTTTCACCTTTGTTTCACGTTATTGACAGTGTGGAGATTAATCGCTTTATAGTACCGTGTCAATAGCCAAACGGTACTATCACACAATTGTTGCAAAAAGGATACAGATGAAAGTTGAACAGCAGCAGCTCTATCTCACGAAAGAACTTCGAGAGGCCCTTAAATCACAGGCCAGGGCGCAACGGAGATCAGTCTCCAGCCTGGCCGAGGAATTGTTGATCGATGGACTATCGAGACGCGAGAGATCGAGCCAAGGTTCGCAGATCATCCACCTGCAGCAGTTGGCGAAGTCCGTTAAGAATGACGGCTAGGAATAAGCGGCGAGGCTATGAACTCGAAAAAGAGGTCCAAGACTTTTGGCAGGAGCAAGGGGTCCAGTGCAAACGGGTCCTGGGGTCTGGAGCATTCAAAGCATATTCTGAAGACTTAGCCGGGGATCTGAATCTCAATGGATTGCTGGTTGAGTGTAAACGTAGGAAGGGTGCAGCTGGTTTCAAAAGCCTCTACACCTGGTTTGAACAGGATGAGGCTGATCTTTTAATCATAAGAGCAGACAGATCGCCTCGCTTGTATGTATTGCCTGAGTCCCTGATGCTTAAATTCGCCAGGGAAATGGGCTGGATTAATCAAGATAAGGAGAAAGAGTAAATGTTAGATTTAGACAATGGCGGCGGTGGTGAATATATTCGATTCAAACCATCGGTTAATGGCTGGTATGTAGACGGTGAAGAGATCGACTTTAAAGGTTTCTCAGTCGATCCTAAGTCATTGCGTACAGGCTGGGGCCTCATCCAGGAAGGGGAAGCGCCTGCCTGGGTATGGGATGAGCAGGTCGGAGTGAAGGGGCCAAGGCCTGAGGGCGAATACAAAAGAGGATTCAGCCTCATGGTTTACATCAAGGATTACGGCTGGCGAGAGTGGAGCAGTAATGGAGCTGGAGTCAATATGGGTCTGGTCAATATCTGGAAAGAGATAGACGCAGGTATGGCCAAGAACAAGGGCAAGCTCGCAGCCTTGAAGTATGCTGGTTCCAGTGCCGAAAGCATTGGCAAGGGGTCAACTCGCATTCCCCGATTTGAGTTGGCCAAGTGGATCGATGCGCCGAAGGATGACGCGCCTCCTGTAACAAACACTCCTCCTTCTCAGGAGGTCGAGGAAGACGACGACGCATTGTTTTAACCAGTGTTTAAGGGTGGGGGATAAAACCCCTGCCCTCTTTTTTCGGGGTTCAAATGTCGGATATTGGGAGTCATATAGAGACAGTAGCGAAGGCCATCCTTGGTGAGCCTAATCAAAAGCTGTCCAGTAAGTCAGAGCTGCGGTGGGGAAATCGCGGCTCGATGTCCGTCGACCTGGTAAAAGGCACATGGTTTGATCATGAGGCTGAAGAAGGCGGCGGGGTAATAGATTTAATCAAAAGAGAGCAGCCAGGCGCCAACATCAATGAGATGCTGGAGAGCTTTGGCATAGAGACAGAACAACACAGACCAATCGAGACGCCTAAGGCTTCACTTGTTGCGACATACGCATACTGTGACCCAGATGGCGAGGTGAAGTATGAAGTGTGCCGATTCGAGCCAAAGACATTCAGGCAGCGGCGTATTGTCGATGGTCGAGTCGTTTGGGGCCTGGGTGATGTAGAGCCATTGCCCTACAGATTGCCGGACATGGTGGACAATCCAGGCAAGCCAATCCTCATCGTCGAGGGTGAGAAAGACGCGGACAATCTAGCTGCCCTGGGCTTCGTGGCAACGTGCAACAGTGGCGGGGCTGGGAAGTGGCCTGAGGTTTTGAATCAATGGTTCCTGGATCGCAACGTGATCATCATCCCGGACAATGACAAGGCTGGGGAGAATCACGTCAGGACACTTCTGGGCAATCTTCAGGGCATAGCCAGCAGGATCAAAGTCGTTAGGCTACCAGTGCAGGAAAAAGGGGACGTCAGCGACTGGATCGATGGCGGTGGCAATGCCCAGGAACTGCGGGGGATGATCAAGTCTGCTGAGGAAGTCGTGGACATTGTGACCCCGCTTCCAATCCTCACGCTGGCAGATATCGAACGATTGCCGCCAGTGCAGTGGCTGATAGACGGACTGATACCGGATAAAAGTCTCTCGATGATGTACGGTGAGCCAGGTTGCGGGAAAACATTCGTCGCACTGGATATGGCACTCAGTATCGCTCATGAGGCTCAGTGGCAGCATCAGCAGGTTTTGGGAGGTCAAGTTGTGTATGTGGCTGGTGAAGGTGTTGGCGGTCTCAAGAAGCGAATCAGTGCCTGGCACAATCACAGGAAGCTACCGACCAGGGCGCCATTCATTGTCGTGCCTGCAAGTGTGGACCTGATGGACATCTACAACACGCAGGATCTACACACAACGATCAGGGCTGCGAGTAAGGGTCCAGTGCGCTTGGTGATATTCGACACACTCGCAAGGTCGATGACGGGGGATGAGAACAGCTCCCAGGACATAGGCCAGGCAGTGAGAGCGATGGACCAAGTGCGGGAGAGTTTCGACTGTGCAGTGATGGCGATACACCACAGCGGCAAGGATTCGAGTCGAGGTGCCAGGGGATCAAGTGCAATCCTGGGGGCAGTCGATGCAAGCATGAGGATCGAGAGAGTCGGCGAGACGATATCACTCACAGTGGAGAAGCAGAAAGACGCAGAAATGCTGGCGCCAATGTGGATGAACTCTGTAGCTGTCGATATCAGTGGCGATGCCCTGGGACTAGATACCGAGACCAGCCTAGTCCTAGAGCGTACAGAGCAGGGACCGAGAGAGAAAACCTCCCAAGGTCTGCGGCCAGCACAAAGGTTAGTTCTTGACGCCCTAGCCGAGGCGCTACTCAAAAACGGGGAGAGATCACCAGGGGGAGAAAACTATCCATCAGGGGTCAACGTCGTTAGCGAGGCAGCATGGAGACAGATCGCACTCGCTCAGACTATCTCAACAGGGAATCCAGACGCAGAAAGGAAAGCATTCGCTAGGGCTGCTGATGCTCTGATTCAGAGGAAAATCGTCGGAAAGTGGGGGAATCTGGTTTGGAAGTGGTAATTTCAATGGGACAAGGGATGGGACAACAATGTCCAGAATAAAATCAAGGGGTTACGTTAAACGGGACAGTCGTGGGACAAAAGTCCGACAGACGGGACGGACAGGACACTCTCTAGAGTCCTGTCCCACTGTCCCATGGTCCGAAGAAACGTTCCAGGTGATCAGTGATTATGAGATGATTTCCTGGGAGATGGAGAGCAAGTGGGGGAGCGATAGATTGCATACTCTAGTCGATGAGTCTTTGGGTCGGAAGTTCTTGGCTCAGCGAGAGATGTGGCTGAAGGCTCGAAGGTCCAGCAATGAGAGTGCGATGCAAAAGCATGGACGCGGCATGATCAAGGCGTATCAGGTGCTGGATGCGGATGCCGTGAAGCGGGGGTCGGAGGTCATAGATCGTCAGGACTATTGGAGCTACAAAATCGAAGGGATCGAGGTGCGGCTAGTCAAGACAGATGCAGAGATGCCAAGCCGTAAGGATGACGGGGTTGCATATCTCTCTGTGCCTGAGCTGATGCACTTCGTCCCGAAGACTGTCCTGGAGCTGAAGGAAACATTCGCAGGGTCAAAGATCACCGAGATGAGCCACAAACCAGTAGGGGATGATAATGACATCGAGTTATGACGATAAACCACAGATCAGAAAGTACAGCGTCATACCTGCAAGGGCGATACAAGACGATGATATGCATTGGACGACTCTGAGGCTTCTAGGGGCGTTGTGTTTGCATACCAATGCGTATGGTATCTGCTGGCCTTCCAGACTCACTCTGGCCCGTCACATAAGCCGTAGCACCAAGACTGTGAGCGTTCATGTTGCGAGGCTCATCAAGTCAGGATATATCCGCAAGCTGCAGCCCAGGGCATATCCGATCAAGGCCAAGAAGACTTGGCGAACTAATCGATATCAAGTGCTATTTGATGGCGCACAGACCGAGCTGCCAAGCAAGGAACAGTTCTATGCTCCAAGGCCAAAGCTAGCTGAGGAACCGGAGATACTTGAAGCGCAAGAGGTTCTGCATAATAGAAGGGGGTCTGGGGGTGAGAATGCGGACTTTAAGATACTCTCGCAAGCATTCGTTCGAGGCGTCCAAGAAGTGGCCAATCAGCACAGAATCGCCGAGGCCAACCACCATTTCGCTCGCAGCCTAGCGGCCAAGGGAGTCAGTCCTGAGGCTGTAAGGCAGGCCACCATTGAGATGACCAAGCAGAACCTAGCCAAGGGACGGACGCCGCCGATCACCCTGGAACAGGTGGCAGCCTGGGCTGGCCTATGATTTCCGCTGGGTTACAATGGCCAAACGCTAGTATGGCTATAGACAAAACTCTTAATAATCAATGGGTTACGGCTGCTCTAGAAAAGGCATATACCCTCCCCCCCACCCCACGGGTCCCTGTAGGGGGGTCTCTCTCAAAATTTTGGTGGATTTTATGAAGAATAAAGAAAAGATAATGACTGTAGTTAGCCTGGGTGTTGGTGTGCAAAGCTCTACTATGGCTTTGATGGCGGCTAAAGGTGAGCTACCTATGCCCGATTGCGCGATATTTGCAGATACCGGATATGAGCCAGATCACATATATGAATATTTAGAATTTTTAAAAAAAGAACTGCCATTCCCAATACATATCGTTGATAACGGCAATATAAAAGACGATATGGTTAAAGCCATTGACAATAAGGAAAGGTATCCTAGCCCACCATTTTTTATTCAAGACTCAGATACCGGAGAGAAAGGGATGTTGCGTAGATACTGCACCGCTGATTATAAAATTCTTCCAATAAGGAAAAAAATTAGAGAGTTATGCGGCGTTGAGTTCAGGCAACGTTTTCCAAAAGATCAATATGTAGAACAATGGATTGGCATCTCTACAGATGAAATACAAAGGATGAAGCCTAATAGAGATAAATATATTGAAAACAGGCATCCATTGATTGAGATGAATATGAATAGGCAGCAGTGTTTAATTTGGATGAGTAAAAATAATTACCCATTGCCGCAGAAATCTTCGTGTATTTGCTGTCCATATCATGATGATGAAGCATGGTCCACCATGAAAAAAGAAAGACCAAGCGAGTTTCAAGAAGCAGTTTGGTTCGATAAAAAAATCAGAATTGGATTAGGCAAATTAAAAAACAAAGTATATCTACACAGGTCATGTCAGCCACTTGATGAGGTGGAATTTAAAGAAAAAATTGATAATCAGATGGATATGTTTGATGACGAATGCGAAGGGATGTGTGGATTATGACTAAAAAGCTACCAGTCCGACGAATGAGGAAAGCCCTAGTCCTAGGGTCGGACGACGAAAAGGAAGGCGTGAAGCAGGAATTAGCCACAATCGCCGCGTCTGATATCACTGAGGTTATGTCCTGGGACGAGCAGGGACGGGTGACGTTGAAAGATGCGAAGGATGTCCCGCTGCATACTAGGAAGGCCATCAAGAAAGTGAAGGTCACGCCTACTAGAATGGGCAATGCTATAGAGGTTGAGATGCATGATAAGGTCTCAGCCCTGCGGATGCTGGCCAAACATCATGGATTATTGGAGCCGGGCCTTGAGAAGTCGGACAGACCCAGTGTTTTGGGCATTAATCTGCATGGACCTGTAGTTACTGAGTATGAGGAAAAGGACGAGGATGGCGAGGACAAAGGCGGCAAGTGACAGATCGACCAGGCGAAAGGTCGAGGCTGAGGGGTTATTCGGCGGTTTAGACTTAGATTTCACGACCAGCCCTACGGTATGGAAATTTCTAAGCGATAATGCGTTTTTTAGGGGCTTGATGGGGCCTGTTGGTAGCGGTAAGTCTTATGCTTGCGCCGCTGAGGTCATGTTGAGGGCGGTTAAGCAGCCTGTGTCCCCCAAAGATGGGACCCGATACAGTAGATTTGTGGTTGTTAGGAACTCATACCCTGAATTACGGACTACGACGATTAAGACTTGGCTTGAGTTGTTTCCAGAGCATACATTTGGGCCTATGCGCTGGAGTCCTCCGCTGACTCACCACATTAAGCTACCAGCCAGGGGTGATGCTGCGGGTATTGATTGCGAAGTTATCTTCTTGGCCCTGGACCAGCCTAAGGATGTCAGAAAACTTTTGTCATTGGAGTTGACTGGCGCCTGGGTGAACGAAGCTAGGGAACTCCCACTTAGCATAGTCCAGGGCCTAACTCACCGGGTAGGTCGATATCCAACCAAGGCGAATGGAGGTGCGCCCTGGCGCGGGATATGGGCTGATACTAACCCGATGGCTGATGATCATTGGTGGCATCGGTTGAGTGAGAGGGAGCCTGTGCGCGGGAAGTACAAGTGGAATTTCTATAAGCAGCCACCTGGAATGATTGAGGCTAGGAGTGAGGAACCTGATGCAGCGCTTGGTGGCGGCAGGTGGTGGATTAACAACCCGAAGGCTGAGAATGTGAAGAATTTGCCGCCTGGATATTACGAGCAGCAGCTGGGTGATAAAGAGCTGGACTGGATCGAGTGTTATGTCGGCGGTAAGTATGTGTATGTGAAGGAAGGCAAACCTGTCTGGCATGAGTTTGATGACACGATTATGGTTGAGCAGGACTTAGCGGTTGATATGTCGATGCCGCTTCATGTTGGTTTGGACTTTGGATTGACGCCTGCGGCTGTAATAGGCCAGCGATTTTCATCTGGAAAGTGGCATATACTGGATGAAATTGTGACAGAGGACATGGGCCTGGAGCGATTTGGGCAGATGTTGCTGTACGAGTTGAATATGAAGTACCCAAAGTGTGAAGTGAAGGTCTGGGGAGACCCGGCTGGAATGAAGAGGGATGAAATCTTTGAGGTCACTGCTTTTGATCATTTGCGTACTATTGGCTTGCAGGCTCAGCCAACAGCATCTAACGACTTTCAAGTCCGTCGAGAGGCAGGAGCTGCACCGATGTTGCGTCTCGTTGATGGAAAGCCAGGGCTAAGGGTCAATGCCAGGTGTACCAGGTTAAGGAAGGCGCTTAGCGGTGGATATCATTTCAAGCGTGTTGGGATTAGTGGCGGCAATGATCGTTTCCGCGATGCGCCCAATAAGAACGATTCATCTCACGTTGGCGATGCTTATGGTTATTTGCTACTTGGGGCTGGTGAACATAAGCGCATGACGCGAGGGACCAATCGAGGTCACTTCCAACAAACGATTGCCAAGACTGATTTCTCTATATGGTGAGCTGCGGGGATATAGAATCCTGGATCGGCCACAAAACTGTGCCTTTCCATTATGGGCATTTGGCTTTGATGGATTTGAAGAGCAGCGCCAGGGGAGTGAAGGAATCAATCCCTAATTATCTGCAGTATATGCGGGACTACACTGCTGGGACACCTGCGTTTAGTGTCATTCACCAGGGAAAAGTTCTACTCTCATTCGGATTTTATCCACTGTGGCCCGGAGTGTCGGAAGGCTGGATGATCCCAAGCAATCAATTAGATCGTAAAGCAATTGCATTAGTGAAGGGTTCTAGGACTGTTTTTGACAAAATTGGTAGCGTGTTGCAATTGCGTAGATTGCAGTTCATGGTTTCTTCATCAAACTTACAGGCGATTCGTTTTGCCGAAGTGTTATATTTCGAGAGAGAAGCTACGTTAGCCCGATACGGTCCAGAGGGCGATGATTATTATATTTATGCGAGGTTTTATTAATGGGAGCGATATTCTCTAAGCCAAAGATGCCAGATACGTCTGCGATCCAGCAGGCTCAGTTAAAAGCAATGGAAAAGCAAAGTGAGTTACTAGATAAGCAGGAAGCTAGGATTGATGCTCAAGAAGAGCAAGCATTGAAGCAGGCGTCTGCTAGAGCAAGATCAAGGCGCATGGCTCGTGGTGGTTTCCGTATGTTGTTATCTCCATTGCGTGGTGGCGAGGCTGCCCAGGGGATAACTGGTTCTGATACAAAATTAGGGGGTTGATATGGGATTCGGTGGATTCGGTGGCTTCTTTAAACCTTTTAAGCCTATCAAGAAAAGGGTAACAAAAACAGTTAAAAAAGTTATTAAACCAATTACAAAACCTATCGAAAAAGAATTAATTAAACAGTTTGGTCCAGATGGTCCTAGCCCAGAGCAAATTGCCGCACAAAAGAAAGCGGATGAACAATTAGCTCAACAGATGAAAAAGCTTAGCGCTCAGGAAAAGAAGCTGAGTGATAAACAACAAACACTCGCGTCTACAACATCTCGATCTCGAAGGGTGACAAGACGGTCTTATCGTCCATTATTATCTACTGCCAGACAGAATGCTGCAGGTGGAATTAAGGGTTCATCTGGGAAGTTGGGTGGATAATGCCATTAAAGAAATATCAGAATCCATCTGGCGGCTTAAATGCCGCAGGCAGGGCTTATTACAAAAGGACTGAGGGTGCGAATCTAAAGCGCCCAGTTAAGTCTGGTGATAATCCCCGCAGGGCTTCATTCCTGGCAAGGATGGCTGGCAATTCTGGGCCTGAGCGTGATAGCAAAGGAAAGCCCACTAGGTTGTTGTTATCACTCCAGGCCTGGGGCGCATCATCTAAGGCTGACGCCAGGCGTAAAAGCGCTGCTATTTCCAAACGTTTAAAGAATAAGGGTTAGATATGGCTCAAATGGATCCACGAGAAATAATGAAGAGGGCCGATAAAGCTGATACTAGAAAGGAGCAATGGCGAAATATCTATGAAGAATGTTATGAATTCGCATTGCCGCAACGCAATCTGTACTCTGGCTACTATGAAGGACGGACTCCAGGGCAAAACAAAATGGCTAGGGTATTCGACGCTACAGCGATTAACTCGACGCAGCGTTTTGCCAACAGGATTCAGTCAGCATTATTCCCGCCCTATCGCAACTGGTGTACTCTCCAGGCAGGAAATGACGTTCCGGCTGAGCAAAAGGATGAGATCAGCGCAGCTCTAGACGTTTACACCGACAAGATGTTCGAGACGATACGTCAGACTAACTTCGATCTCGCAATGTCAGAGTTTTTGCTAGACCTTTGCGTCGGTACTGCTGTGATGCAGGTTGTACCAGGGGATGGTGATGCGCCAGTTAGGTTTACTGCTGTCCCGCAATACCTGGTCAGCCTAGAAGAAGGGCCTCATGGTGTTGTGGATAACGTCTATCGTCGCATGAGAGTGCGGGTTGATGTGATCCAGCGGCAATGGCCTGACGCCAAAATGCCTGAAGAGTTAGCCAGGAAGATGGATGACCATCCAGAGGAAGAGGTCGATCTGTTAGAAGCCACCATTTGGTCGGAGTCTGAGCAGACATATTGCTATCACCTGATATATGCCAGAGATAAGAAGGCAGCTGGAGCAGCTGAATTGGTGTATCGCACCATGAAGGTCAGCCCCTGGATTGTCGCTAGATATATGAAGGTTGCTGGTGAAGTGTATGGCAGAGGGCCTTTGGTTAGTGCGCTGCCAGATATCAAGACTCTTAACAAAGTAAAAGAGATGATCTTGAAGAATGCCTCAATCGCAGTGTCTGGAGTCTATACAGCAGCGGATGATGGTGTACTCAATCCACAGAACATCACGATTGCGCCTGGGGCGATTATCCCGGTTGCGAGAAATGGTGGTCCACAGGGCGAAAGTCTAAAGCCATTGAAGGCAGCTGCTGACTTTAACGTGAGCCAGCTGATCATTAACGATATGGTGATGGGCATCAAGAAGATGCTGCTGGACGATACCCTTCCCCTGGATACTCAATCAGCTCGATCTGCGACTGAGATTGTAGAGCGAATGAAAGAGTTATCTCAGAACATGGGTGCAGCATACGGACGATTGATTACAGAGTGTATGATGCCTCTAGTTAATCGAATCCTGTATGTGATGGATGAGAAAAACATTGTAGATATGCCAGTTAAGGCTGATGGCAAAGTGGTGCGGGTTGTTCCTGTATCTCCACTAGCCCAGGCTCAAAACATGGAAGACCTACAGAATGTCCTTCAATTCGCTCAGATTGCTCAGGCTGCTGGATCTATGGGCCAGGTTGCAGTCAATCAGGATGAGATGATTGATTACATCGTTGAGAAGATGGGCGTACCTAGAAGGGTTGTGAATAACGCTGAGGCTAGAGCTGCAATCATCCAAGAGATGCAGAATGCTGCTGCAGAGATGGCTGCTCAGCAACAAGGTGGGGCGCCTAATGCCGGATGATATTGATAAGGTTTTCGTGCGATGCTTTTCCACGAAAGACGGGCAGGCTGTTTTAGAGTATTTGAGAAACATGACAATAGAGCAGCCTACCTGGTTCCCTGGGGATGACCCCTCTCATGGATTTCATCGAGAGGGTCAAAACTCAATCGTCAGGGACATTGAAAAGCGTATAAAGAGAGGGCGTGATATATGACAGAAGAAAATCTGGCCGTTAGCGATAACTCAGAAGATGAGCCGCAAAACGACAACCAGGAGCAGGAAACCTTACTAAAAGTTGAAAATGCACCACAAGAGGAACAAGCTCAAGAACCTGAGCCGATGCCTCATCTAGAAACTGACCAGGACGTTGACGACCAGATTGAGTGGGGTGAACGACCGAGTTGGATACCTGAAACACTTTGGACGGATAAGGATGGACCAGACGTCGAAGGTGCATTCAGGGAGCTAGAGAAAGTCAATAA